TCTCTTCCATAAGCAGTAAATCTCTTAAATGCTCTCTCTCTTCCGTCATATCCTTATTTAAAAATTCTTCCTGCTTGAAAGCCAAATAAAATTCCTTGACCATTTTAGTCATCATTTCCCACTGTTCCATCTATTTCTCCTCTTCTTTTTTATATTTTTCAATTCTTGCCTTCAGACTTTGTAAAAGTTCTTCCTGAACGTCTCCTTTGCTCTGCAAGGCTTTCATTGCATCCTCGTCCCTTGTGTCCTGTGTTACAAGGTGGTGGATTATAACCTTTTCTTTCTGCCCCTGCCTGTGAAGCCTTTTATTCGCCTGCTGGTAAAGTTCAAGGCTCCAGTTAAGCCCAAACCATATCACATGGTTTCCGCCGTCCTGAAGGTTTAAGCCGTATGCCGCACTTGCCGGATGTGCCAGAAGTATGTCGATTTTCCCACTGTTCCAGTCTTTTTCATCCTCAGGGGTTTTAAGCTGTCTTACTCTTAACTTTGATTTTTCCAGTGCCTTTTTTATTCTTTCCAAATCATGCTGAAAGCTGTAAAATACTAAAGCAGGTTTTCCGTTAAGCTCTTCTATAAGTTCCATAAAACGTTCAATCTTGCAGTCGTGAATCTTATGAACCTTACGTTCTTCACCGTAAATGGCTCCATTTGAAAGCTGTAATAATTTTCCAGTTAATGCCGCCGCACTTGCAACTGATATTTCTTCGGACTCGTTCAGTTCTAAAATCATCTGCTTCTCAAGTTCCTCGTACTGCTTTCTTGACTTGCTGTCAAGTTCAACCGGAATTGTATTGTAGGTTATGTCTGGAAGTTCCAAATAATCTTCCGCCTTCATTGAAACACATATATCGCTTATCTTGTTCATAATTGACTTTTCTGATCCTTCCTTCAGCTCATATTCCCCAAAAGGGTTCCCGCTACATTTTGAATAGTCGAAATATCTCTCACGAAAAGCCGTTATATTCTTTCCAAGCCTTTCTCCTTTGTCCAGCAGGTATATTTGTGCCCAAATATCTTTTAGTCCATTTGGTGCTGGTGTTCCTGTAAGCCCTACTACTCTTTCTATTTTCCCAAGTACAAGTTTCAATGCTTTAAATCTTTTGCTTGCGTGATTCTTAAAACTTGAAAATTCATCAATAACAACCATATCAAAAGGCCAGTCATTTTTATAGTATTCAACAAGCCACTGGACGTTTTCACGGTTTATCACATAGATGTCCGCAGGTGTATTCAATGCTACTATCCTTTTCTTCTCTGAACCAAGCACTTTTGAAAATTTTAAGTACTTCAGATGGTCCCATTTTTCCGCTTCATTAAGCCACGTACTTTCGGCAACCTTCTTTGGCGCTATTATCAAAACCCTGTCAACCTCAAACCGGTTAAATTTAAGTTCATCAATTGCCGTAAGCGTTATAATCGTCTTCCCCAATCCCATATCAAGTAGCAATCCTGCATTTGGTGTCCCAATAACTTTCTCAATGCAGTATTTCTGATAATTGTGTGCCTTGAACTCCATTTACTCCTCCTTCCAATTAAACAGTTCGTCTTCCAATATATTATCTATCATTTCTTTGGAATCCACCACATAAACTTTTTGCCCTAATTTCGTTATTTTTGTAATCTGATTTACTTGCAAGGCTCTCGGCTTTTTTCCTGGGGATTTCAATTCAACAAAGAATATTTTTCCATTTGGGAGTAGACAAAGCCTGTCTGGCACTCCTGAGTTTCCAGGACTTGTGAATTTATATGCAATCCCCTTTTTATTTTTTATTTTTCTAACTAGGTAATTTTCGATTTCTTTTTCTGACATTTCTACCTCCAAATTTTTATAGAACTACAAACTTTTCACGCGCGCGTATAGAGACTATTAAATAAAGGATTTATATACTCCATATACGTGTATTTATATCCTTTAATCTCTTTAATTCCTTTATTTTATATTCTATATAGAAAAGATTGTAGTTTTTGTAGTTAAATATATTCTAAGTATTATTAATAAAGGGTTTCAGCGACTACAAAGTCAACTACAAAGTGCCAAACAAACTACAAAGTCCCATTTATTAGATTTTTCTTATAAAATAGCCACTTTGTAGTTTTTGGGGTACTTTGTAGTCGGAGTTTGTAGTTGGATTTTCTCTTTGCAGTCTTTAATTTTAAAAAGTTCCAAAAAGATTGTAGTTTTTGTAGTCGGTTTATTTATCTGTTCTTTTAAATCCTCTCTGCTGTCCGAAATCACCGTATTTCAGGGGGTGCCTTATCCGCTCCCAGCCCTTTATATTTTCCAGTATTCCATTAATCTCCATGCTGTCTGAATTTCTTATGTACCCTTTTTTCATTCCAAAGCACTCAACTAATATTTCAGCCGAACATACTCTGTCTCTAGGAACCAATTTAATATCTTCGGTATTGTAACCACTATAAAAACCCTTTCTTCTTTCTGAATCCCATTTATGCCAGTCTTCAGGTATTTCTTTTTCCAAAAAATCTATTATGATACCTTCCTTTGCATTTGAAATTCTATGTTCTTCCTGTTTCTGCTCCGCTATCTTTAATGCTTCTCCAGTTAAAAATAAGTCCGTTCCAATAATATAATTTGTATAGGCTTCCGCCCATATCTGGTCAACTTCAATGTCAAGGTTTTCCCAAATGCTCTTCTTAGGTTTCACAATCCCAACTTCAACTGGCCAGAACCTTCTGTTCCCTGTCCTGTCCCTTAGAAACTCCGAATCATTTGAAGTTCCAAAGAACACACATCTTCTTGGATATTTCTCTGTAACCCTTCCGTATGCCTTACGGTATATGTCGTCCTGCTTGCTTAAAAACTGCTTTATCAAATTAGTTTCGCTCCGGTTAAATCCTGTAAGTTCTCCAAGTTCATTAATCCATGTTCCCTGAATCATTTCAGCGGCTTCCTTGCCCTCAAAAGTCTGAAGGCTGTCAGAATACCAATTTTTTCCAAGTTTTGCCAAAAACGTACTCTTACCAATTCCCTGTTTTCCAGTGAATATTGGCATATAGTCGTACTTTACTCCGCCCTCAACGGCTCTTGCAACTGCAGCTGCCAAAGATACCTTCATCACTTCCCTTGTATAGATGCTATCCTCCGCACCGAGATAATCTCTTAAAAGTGTTTCCACTCTAGGCTTGCCGTCCCACTTAACACTCTCCAAGTAATCTCTTACACTGTTGTATCGTCTTTTGTGGGAAACAAGCAGAAGTGCATCATTGACCTTGTTTTCGCCAGTGAGTCCATACCTATTTTCAAGGTAGTTTCTTAAACCGCTGTCGTCTACTTCCTCATACTGCCTTACTTCATTTCTGCTATCCCACGGTGTAGTTCCCACAACCATTGCCCTGTTCGCAAACTCATCTATTGCAAATCTCCCTTTTAAATTTATGTCGTTTTCCAGTACAATTTCTATATTTTTTATAGTCTTTAAATATTTCCCATTCTCATTTTCTGCCAGCAGGTTCATCCACTCAACATCTGTATCCTCGTCATCAATTGTCGTAAAATCCTGTGCCGCCTTTTCGTATCTTTCTTTATTCAATATTGCTGACACTTCTTTTATTTCTCTTGCAAGTCTCGACATTTCAGTAAATGAAGGCAGTTTGCTCGTAGGTGTTCCTTCCTTTGAATCTGCGTCCATATCAGAGAATTTATGAAGCCTCACCATATCGAAAGCGTTACATAGTTTTCCACTACAAGGATCTGTTGCGTGGTGCGAATAAACAAAGACATCGTCATAAATTATAGCCCCGCCAAACGTACTTCCTTGAGTGTAGGTCATCCTTTTTCCATCATCTGATATCTCATACTCTTCCGGAATAAACTTTTCCACTGCTTCAGCTATCGTGAAAGTTTTGCAGAAGGCTCCAATCAGTCCGCTTTTCTCTAGTGGGTTTTCCTGTTTTTTAAGAAGCCTTTCTGCAACTTTTTCAGATCCAGGAACTTGTGGCCACTCACTCATATTTTTCCAGTCATCGTATAGGTTAAGCGTACCGTCAACCGATACAGGCGGGTTTTCAAGGTTAAAACTATAATAAATTTTATAGTTCACATCCTGCGAACAGCTTGGCCAGAACATCAGCCTTGCAGGTTCAAAAGTTGTAGGGTCGCACATTTCAATCCCTAATCTTTGGGCAACTTTTCTTGATACGGGTTCATACTCGTCGGGTGTCATATCCCTGTCTGCAAGGAACATAACTCTCAATCTCGGAGCGGCTTCAGAGTGCTTACGGGTGGGATGTATCACATACGACACATTCAAATCTTTGACTTTTTCCATAACTTCTTTTGTTTTCCCGCTTGGAATGTTGTCAAGATCCAGGGTGATTAACGAACGGCTTAATAAATTTGTGTCTTTTCGCTTCCCGTCTTTTAATTCCCCAGCAACGAATCCGCCGACATCTTTCAGGTTATCCTGCTGTGATTTTCTCAGCTTCATAAAACTTTCATATGTTTCAGCTGTCCTTGTAGAATTTTCAAGCCTTTTAATAAACTCGCTCCACAGCAGCTTCTCGGTTTTCCAGTAAGTTTCTCTCCTGCTTCCAGCAGTTGATATTATTATTTCCCTGTTTGTCATTTTTCCTCCTTTCGCTAATCCTTTTTATAATACAGTGTTTCAAAGCCGTCAGCCCTTAATATAAGCCCCTCAGCCCACTCAATATCCTGCCCCATTATCTCGCACACTTCATCCACAGATGTTTCCATAGGTGCTTCAATGACCACCTCATCGTGAATGTGCATTACAATTTTAAATCCTTTTTCAGTTAATCTTTTTATCGACACGGCAAGGCAGTCTCTTGCTATAGCTTGAACTACATTTTCCGTTAATTTCCCACCATAAGTATCTGTTGTTTCCCATTTTCCGCTTGTCTGATTACTTGACTTGTAAGTAATAACCTGTGAACCCCAGCTATTTTCCCTAGTTCCAGGGTTAGCGTAATACAGTTTACGCCCACTTGGAAGTGTTATGGTAAAAAAATCCATACCATTTGCCAAATCACCTTCCCTGCTTAGTAACAGGTCTTTTACTGCTACCCTTGAGCCTGATTCAATTACATCTACTGCAGCGTTTCCAAGGCTGTACCATAAGTCAACTATTCTACGGTTTGAATTTCGCCACATCCGTACTATTTCAGGCAGTTCTTCTTGAGTAAGTCCCATGTCTATCGCACCCATTGCAGTCAATGCACCTGGTCCACCTTGATACCCCAATGCAAGTTCAGCAATTTTCCCTTTCTGTCTCAAATGATAATTTTCTTTGCCTTTTGCGATTGATTCAATTGGAACTCCGAACATCTGTGAAGCTGACGCTTCGTAAATCTTTCCGTGAGTCCTGAACACTTCAGTTCTCCACCGCTCTCCAGCAAGCCAGGCAATCACTCTTGCTTCTATCGCCGAAAAATCTGCGATTACAAACTTCTTTCCTTCTTCCGGAACAAAAGCTGTACGGATTAGCTGTGACAAAGTATCAGGTATGTTGCTGTATAAAACGCTTAACGTGTCAACATCTCTTCTTTTTACTATTTCCCTTGCGTCGTTAAGATCCGCCAAGTAGTTTCGTGGAAGATTCTGAACCTGGACAAGCCTTCCAGCCCAGCGTCCAGTACGGTTGGCTCCGTAGAACTGCAAAAGCCCCCTTACTCTTCCGTCGTTTCCAAGCGCTTCTCTCATCGCCACATATTTTTTAGTACTTGTCTTGCTAAGCTCCTGCCTTATTTCAAGAACTTTCTTCACATCCCCTGAAGTGTCGTCAATCAGTTTTTTCACAGTTGCTTTTTGTAAGTTTTCTACTTCTACACCGTTTTCTTTTAACCATTTCGACAATTGAACCGTACTGTTTGGATTGTCCAGCTTTGTTATCTGTCTTGCAGTTTCCATTAAATGCTCATTCCAGGTATCACTTACATACAAGGCACTATCAACAAGTTGCGTATCAATCTTGATTCCATTAGCATTCATTCTTACGTCGGTTCTCCACAAATCCCATTCAAATTCAGGAACAACGACGCTTCTCAGTTTGTTGGCAATTGCCATTTCTGCCACAACATCCTGTCTGTTATATTCGATATACAGTTGCCATTTTTCAGGTTCGTGGTGGGGCATATTTCTAGTTCTCTCACCGTTTCTCTTTGAAGGCTTGCAGGGAACACTGAAATATTTTATAAGAGCCTTCCCTGTTGCTGATTTTTTCTTGTCATCCTTAAATCCTAGTGCCTTACCAACTTTTTCCAGTCCGCCAGGATAGCCTGCATAATAGCCGTGAATCATTGTGCACTCCCACTGATTTAATGATGTTGGATATCCAGCCTGATTAAGGCAGCTCCACTCAAATGCGGCATTGTAGGCTCGCAGTAAAGTTTTCCCATCGTTTAATCTTTCAATTATTTCAATGGGGATTTTTTCCCCTTGAGCCAGATCTACAACTTTTACATCAGAACCGTTTAGCGAATAAGCAAAAAGAAGGATTTCAAAATCATCACTCTGAGCATATTTATAAAGCCCCGCTTTTGCTATGTCCACACTGCTGAACGTTTCAATATCTATGTTTAATACATCCATCTGATTTTTATCCTTCCTTAGTTTGAAACAACCACGCAGGATAAACCCACGTGATTATCTAAATTTCTATTAATATAAAGCGTCATCTTCATCATCGACGACATCAAAATCCTGTTCAGCGGTTCTTCCACCTGCAAGGCTTTCTCCGTCCTTAATCTTCTGTACGTTTCCTAATCCTGCACCTATTCCTTTTTTCCCTTGGAACAGATATGGGAAGAAATTAACAGCCACATTTGCATAACATCCGCTGTAAATTTCACTCTGATCTGTTATAGGCTGTACTCTTCTATCAACTACTTGCGGAGGATAGTCAACTTTTGCAGAGGCTGTAAACACCCAATGCCCTTTACACTCAGGACCAAACGGGTCTC